TTATCTAATACTGTACCACGAGTCCAAGCTCTACCCTTAGCCTTATCTTCTGCTGCATATTTCTCTTCATCTTTCTTGGCAAGATTCATGAGATATTGATCTGTATCCGTGTCTGTGTCTAATCCTTTATACGCATCTGGTATAGGCTGCTCTGTTTTTGTTAAATCGGTAGTTTCTGGTGTTTCTATTTTCTTTGATGTATTACTTGTCGGCAGTCCAAGAGATTCAGTTACAGTTTTCTGTGCTTCTTCTGGTTTACGGAACACACCACCAAAGCTTTGAACTTTAGTACTCTTCTGGAATCCTTCAGGTATTGCAGCCTGTGTTTGCCCACCAAACGTAGGCATAAAGATATCTTTCTCTCCCTCTTTACTGTAACGCTCTACAGAAAAAGGTACAGCAAAAGGATTGGGTTGAGGGGAAACAGCACCACCTGCGGCTAATTTAAGCTGTTCCCCTTTAGGCTTTTTTACTTCTTCATCCTCGCCTTCACTTTCGCTTTCAATTTCATCCAGGATGTCATCAAGCTCTGTTTCAAATTCTCCAGTATCTTCTTCAGTTGCCTCATCTGCATTCCCCATTTGTCCCATGGATTCCATTTTAGCTAAACCTTCTTTAGCTGCCTGACGGAGTTCCATGAGCTTTTGTAATCCAATGAAGCGCACTACATCAGCAGGGAATACAAACTCTCCCTCACTGAGTTGTGCAGGAATATCATCCCTTACTTCTTTTTTTAATGATCCTGTAGGTACTTCATTACCACTTTTTTTGTCTACAGTACCTCCCTCTTGAAGAAGCCCTCCATCTTCAAACAGCTTCTTCATTTGTCGTTTAGCTTTACTCTTGGGCATTGATTTCATCTCTTAGCCTTTTCATCTTCATAAGAGCATCTAATGCTCCTTGTGCCTTGTACAGATCTACTGGATCTTTAGACTGCTCTAGAATCTTGTAATAGCTTCTTGCTTTAATTTCTAATATACCTGTAAATGCTTCCCACACAATGTGGGTATTAAATACACTCTTAAGCCTATTGAGGTGCTGCTGTTGGTGTTGCTGCTGGTCTTGGTTGTTGGACATTGCCTGTAAATCCTTGTTCTCCTGGGACAGGTGCTTGTCCCACCCCGATATTGCCACCTCCTGTACCCGCTGTATCTGCTACACCGGGGACTCCTCCAGGTGCTGCAGCAGCAGGTTGTTGTGGCTGTTGTGCTGCCATTAATGCAGCCTGTAGTGCTGCTTCTTCCATATTGTTAGTTACTTTGTCTGGATCAAGATCCATAGACTTAGCAATCTCACGAATGATGTACTGGAACTTAGTAAACGGCATCAATGCAGGTGAACTACCAATCTGTAAGAACTGCATCAAGCGTTGGCTACGTACCTCATTAGCCATTAAACTTTCAGTACCACGTGCTTTAACTTCTAAATCCCCACGAATCTCTGGATCAAAGTCAAACTGCATGTTGAAGTTAAAGAATGCTTCACCTAATGGACGAAGTAAATAATCATCTACATTCTTTATAACAGTTTTAATTGTGCCAGATGCTGCATTCATAAGCATACTGATACCACTTGCAGTACGTCCTACACCTGCCACACCCGTCTGACCGTGTGAGAATGAAGGAATACCTGTAGCTTCGTCTGCAAGTACACGTGCCTTGTCAAACATTTGCATGTTCTCATTAGACACGTTGGGAAACTTAGTACCAAAAATAGCTTGTCCCGGTGCTCCACCTTGTCTGCGAAATATCTTACCTGGGTATATCTTTAAGTCTTGTCCAGGCACTAAATTAGTTTCATCTACTTCAAATACTAAATTACCTGACAATACGCCATTATCAACTGCCATACGCATAAAGCCATTCATAAGTAGCTGCGTATCTTCCATATTTTCAGCTACACCAATACCAAACATTGAGTATGGATTAAGCTCATAAGGAACTACATGATAGGGTATCTTAGCCGGTTTAAACGGATTAAGAACCATACGAATGATTCTGTTATTAACTACCCATACATTTGCTTGTAGTTCTTCTACACCAGCAAACTCACGTGGTATCTTGACTCCGTTCTCTTCAAGTAATGAACTCTCAATTGATCCCCAAAACTCCAATACTTCAAAGCGATCAATACCAGTATCGGTGCGGTAATCACGTAAGTCATCTTCCCAATATTTTTTAACATAGGTTTCACCACGCTCAATTACTTGGTCAATAACTTGCTTGCGAAAAAAAGGACGTTTCTTTAATTCACGTAGCTGTGATCGATTTAATTTATGTCGTTCTACACAGTAAGAAACATCCTCCATGCTATTTGAATCTGGATCTGGGTAAAAATTCCAAACACTTACATGGGATGTATCTGGTCTTGTTTTAATAACTGGACTATATGTGCCATCTTCTTTCCAGTTTGGGTATTCTTTATCAAAAGCAAACGGACCTTTCATGACACCTGTACCAAACAAAGACATTTCAAATGCAGTATGCCTTAGCTGTTTAGTTGCTTTGCTTTCATCAAGTTGATCCTTGATTTTCTTTTCCATCTTTTTAGCTGCTACCATAGCAGGGCTAAATGTGATAGCAGTTGGGGATTCGCCCACCCCTTCTTTTAAACCACTTACATTTTTAAGTTTATTTTTTAATGAACCTAACTTATTCATTAATGTATTAAACGTAGAACCAGGTTCTAGGGGTGAATTGTCTCCTGCATACCCATATAAAGACATTGAAGGTTCTGGTAATGGCTTTTGTTTAGGTTCTTTAGGATCGAAGTATACGTCACCTGCAACACCTTCTGGCAATATAGTAGGTTCTACACTAAGAGGAAAAGTATTATTAGAAAAAAGAACTTCAATGATTTGTCCGTAGGCTGCTAAAACTTTAGTCTTAGTAACTTTAATGAATACTCTACTTTTTTCAGACTCGGTAAATTGAACATCTGGACCATAAATACCACGATAATTTCTATAGGCACGTAACCATCTTTCTTCATCAATACGTCTTGCGTTTTCTGCCTCTTTATATTTCTGCATTACGATATTTATTACAGGAGAAGCTACCATATCCTCAAATTGCTCAGAGGGTGTATCGTCTAGACTTAGTTGCCTATCTGTAATAAAGTCATTTGCTTGTGATTGTTCCATTATCAATATCCAAAAGTTTTACATGCTACAGGCATACCGCTAGATCTTGATGAAGCTGGATCATAATCCCACATAGAGAAGCGTGGCCTACTCATAACTCCATATCGTAGTGCATCGTACAAGTGATCTTCCGCTTTTGTATTAATGTCTTCTGGGTTAGTCTTATCTAAGGGTAAGATAGGCAGTTGAGATATTAAATTAGTGCAGTTATCCATGATAACTAATCTAGGTTCACCTGTAAAATCATCCATTTGCAATCTTCTATGGATTTCATTCTTACCTGCTACCCTTGAACCTGCACTACGATCTGCTGGCCTCCACCTACAACCCTCACCAATCATTTGCTCAGCCAATGAAGGACCAGTATCACCCCTACGATGCCAACAGGAAGAATCAAGAACACCATAACGGATCTGTCCATCTGCTTGTTCACGTTCTAATACCATGTTGGCTAGGTCTTTAGCTAATACTTTACTTACATAGAGTTCACGATATACGATTAATTGTTCCGATGGAGCTACTGCAAACCATAATACGGCAGAATATGACCCGTATCCATAGTCACAAGCCCTGAATCTAACCCAATTACTGGGTATTTTCTCCTGCTTAATGACATGTATACGCCTGTTAAACTCTGGAAATGCAGCACCTTCAGCTACATCCCAGTTACCTTCCAGCAATTGCTTACGTTGATGTTCAGGGAGTGACAAAAGCATGGTTTCATAGTCACCGCCTTCAGCAAGATAGGGGTTATCTGAGAGCATGGCAGGTATAAACCTACGCTTAAACAGAGGTTGACCTTCTTTACTGTGACCTTTTGGGTACGAAAGTGTGTCGCCTGTGTCTATATCGGTAGCCCAGAACGCCCTACCAGCAGGACTAGGGTCAATAAACATCTTTTTAACCCATGCATGACCTGGACCACCTGGGTTTGTAGTAGCTCTCATGTAGGTAGGCAGATCTGGTGCGGTACTCCGCAAGCGAGAACGCATGTAATTCCATGCAAATGGAGTTGACCACTGCGTCAATTCATCAAAACCTACCCAACTAAACGAGAGTCCCTGGTACCTAAGTACATCCTCATCACGATCCAAGTAGGAAAACCATAGTCTTGCTCCACTTGGTGCCTGCCACTGCATCTTTCTCTCGGACCACTTGATCCCAGGATAGATTCTTGGGTACAATTCCTGACTTTTCCAAATCAGTTCCCGTAATTCTTCTGTCGTATGTCGCAATAATAGCCCACTAAACTGTGGATGTCCCATATATCGCATGGGGTCTGCTAACATTGCATACGATTTACCTCCACCTGCAGCCCCACCATACAATACTTCACGTTCACTTGCAGCTAAAAAGAAAGATTGTGGGCCTAGGTTAGGTTTAAATTTTTGTCTTCGTACTTTTCCGCAAGCTCAAGGGCTTCTTTGTACCTTCTGGCCCATGACCTAAGTAAGCTAATTTTGGCTCTTCTTTGTCGCTCATTCTTTACACGATGCAATAAACCGACATGACTTATATACCTTCCAGTGACTTTTGTTAGCCATGCAGCTACATTACGAGATGGATATTGCTTTAAATACTTCTTAGCTTTCTCTAATGCTTCTAGCTCATGGGGTATGGGTATTAATAATAATTTAGATTCCTCGGAAAACTTATACCCAAATGGGGGTTTAACGAGCATTACTGTTACAGGTATGGGTACATACTCACCTGTTGTAGCTGCATCTTTAGGCTGAGGTAATAGCCACTTACCTGCAGCCTTTCTTAATGGCAATACACTGTCTGGCATAACTACTCATCATCTTGAGAAGTATCTTTAGGGGGCAGAATCATCAAACCATTGTTTGTTTCAATCTGCATCTTTTCTGTCTTAGCTAAACCTACACGATCTAGCAAGTCTTTAGCTGCACTTAATTTATCCCTAATACCTAGCTCTGTAGGATCTACCATACCATCTACAAGTGACATGGCTGCACGTGGTGCATTACGTGCCATAAAAATTTGTGTAGCTTCTAAGATTTCTTCTTTAAGACCTTTAATAATATCACGAGTGTAATATGTAGGTGAATATCCTGCTAGTACTTTAGCACGATTAACATCTCCTCCTGCCTCATCAAATAAGACATCAAGAAACTTTTGTTGTTGTTCAGTTAATTGTCTTGCCATAATTAATCCCTGTAAGGTCGAACCTTCTTAGCAATAGCCTTTGGTTGGCTTACAAATTGTTTACCTTGCTTTGTACCTTCTCGTTTAGCTTTAGTTGTAGCTGCATATTCTGCAGGTGATAAAGCTTCTCTAGCTTTCTTTGGTAAGTATCTTTCACCCGTAGCGTTTGGGCCTTGTGTGGAAGGTTTACCTGACTTAGTTCCCCAATCTTCTTTAGTCCACTTACTAAGACTCTTTTGAGCTTTAGTTTTTTCTCCTGTATACCCACCACCTTTATCTTTATAAATCTTTCCTGCTAACTGAATAGCCCTTGCTGAGTGTTTACCGCCCATCTTAGCTTTAGCTTCTGCCTTAGCCTTTTCCCATAGTTTTTCGTTAGTGCGTCCCATATTAAGACCTTGCCGGATCAAAGTACTCTTCTACAGTAAGAACACAATCGAACGAAGATCCAGCCTCTGTAGTCACTCTAATTTTATCGGCAGAGTTTAATACAAGATACCCCTCTGTTAATTTTAAAAAATTATAACCTGATACACTATAGCCACCTACAATATGATACCACGTTGAGGTGCTGTTATCATACCATTCTACTGTAACTGTTTTATTGCTATTACCGTGATTAACAATTAGTAATACAACAACATGGGCAGTCCAGTTGGTAGGTGTAGTATATACTGTCGTAGTTGTGCCGCCCGTTAACTCAGCACCTACACTGCGAGATTTATACTCGTTATTAAGTGGCATTATTTACTTTTCTTAATATTACGAGCTTCACTGAGAGCAATGGCAATGGCTTGTTTGGGATTCTTTACTACTGGACCTTTCTTACCAGAGTGTAGTGTGGCCTCTTTAAACTCTTTCATGACAACACCCACTTTCTTTTGTTGTTTTGGTTTCAACTTTGTAGCCATGTCAATCCTTTATAATAGGCCCACCAGATTTCCATGCATCACACGTTCTAGCCGAGGCGCATGTAAATTGAAATAAATCACAATAACCTAGATCTGCAGCTTCAACAAAAGCTTCGTCGTAAGATAACTCACCTTTATTTTCATCTTTTTCAAGTCCACCTATAATACATTTCATCATGGATGGCGTTTGAATAAATGCTGCACAGTTTCCACATTTCATGTTTTTTATTTCAGAAAGTGGTGCATTATACATTTTTGCTTTTTTAGCCCAGAACTCTTTATTAACTGCATCAGGATCTGGTGGCCCATATCCGTACTCTTTAAATGCAATATTCCTATTTTTAAGATTAATATGGATATCTTGTGTAGCTATAGGACATGTACGTTTATTGATAAAAGCCATGTGTATACCCTTATTACTTTACTGTTTTACTTGGTGTAGATTTAGTTTTAGGTATTTTTACTTTGGGTGTTTTTGGCATGGCAACAGCAATCATAATAGAAGGTGCCTTAAGATTTCCTAAACCACCTTTTGCCATTTTATTTTTCTTTTCAGATTTCATATTACTTCTTAGCTTTCTGTGCGGGTTTCATGGAAGCACCACAATTAGCCATGCCGCCCTTAGCATACATCTTAGGTTTAGCCATGCCCCCTATGTTCATCTTACCCTTGCCATCGGCTGCAAAGGCAGGAATCATCTTCTCTTCTTTTTCTACCATGGGCATACCGCCACCCGCCATTTTCTTTACTTTCTTTTTCATTGCTAGATCCTTATTTCTTACCATATTTTTTGGCATAACCACCTACGCTGAACGCTTTAGGTTTAGCTACAGACTTCTTCTTTTTAACCATACCGCCTTTAGCCATTTCAGTTTTTTCTTCTGTGCTGTATTTTCTACCTTCAAAAGAAAAAGACTCTTTACCTTCCTCTTTAGCTTTTTTAAACTCTTCACGGAAAGACTCTGCACTTTTAGTATCTTTACGGTAGGTAGGATAATCTTCTTTGTTTACCCTTTCATCCTTAGATGCTCGTCTTTCGTCCTGCGTTGCTTGTTCTTTCTTTTGTCTAGTAATAGCTGAATCTACAAGACTCTTAAGTTTACTTTCGCTATATTCAGATAACTTAGCTGGCTCATGACCTGCAAGTGCAATCTTGTCAATGACATCACCTGCAACGGCATCTACAAACTTTTTACCTAAGCCTGTCTTTTCTTCAATGTAATCACCAACAGCTAAGCCAAAACCTAGAGATGCACCTAGCAATCCAGCACGAGTAGTCAAGCGAGATACTGCCCTACCTGCAGCTTGTCGTTGAGATTCTAAACCTACAGGGGTAGTAGCAGTAGGGCTTAAGCCTTTTCCTACTCTTTGAATATCTTTTTTTGTTGATATACCAGCTTCTTCAAATGGATGGGGAAATGCCCTAGCTGCATTACTTTGTCCAGGTGATCTATTCTTAAAACCTGGAGATTCTACATTCCTCTGTACAGGTTTATCCTCTCCAAACATCTTACGTGCCATATCAGTCCTTTCCAAATTTTAGTTTCTGTGACTTAGGGGGTTCTTTCTTAGATCCACTTGGACCTGCCCACAATCGCTTATCTGCCCAATATGCAGCGGATAATTTACCTTTAGCTATGTTCTTACCATGCCTAGCTTTAAAGTTCTTACGAGCTTCTTCACTATAATTGTGACCCATTGACGAATCACCATAATGGATCAACTTAACTGTGTCACCCTCTTTAGCTACTACCATCTCTTTCTTTCCTGGCTTATTGGATTTCTTAGGTTGGTTGTAACCTGTAAACCCTAGCTTCTTATATCTCTCAGGAAAGTCAGACATTTATTTCTTACCATATTTTTTAGCATAACCACCTACACTAAAAGGCTGGGGTTTTGCTTTTGTTTTCTTTTTAACTGCACCACCTTTAGCATATTTTTCTTTAGCAGTTTTTTCTAAACCTGATTTTTTTAAAGGGGATTGTGCATCCCTATCTTCCATGGGTTCTTCTTCAGCAGATCCAAGATTGCCTTGATCTTTACCTGCTACTAATTGTTTTACATTAACACCCATTTCTTCTAAAGAATCTGCAGCAATGCCCGGGCCTAATCCTCTTACTTTAGAACGAATTTTTCCACTTTCATCTACACGTAAGCCTTCTTTTGCTGTGTCAATAGCTGCATCAAAACTTTCCCTACTTCTTTTGCCCATTGCTAATTTCCTTTATGTTTAAAACGGTGATCTGTTTTGAGTATTCTACCCTCAGACCACCCTTCTGCCTTCATTGCTGTCTCTACCTGTTGTAATGGAAATCTTATACCTGTGCGTTTCTCTAAAGCTGCACGTACAAAGAAAACATCACTGTGGGGTATATGAAGCTGATCTAACTTGTCACGATAGACTGCATTAATAAAGTCATTAAATACATGACCTTCTCTTAGGTATATTTTCTTTTTATTCATACGTCAAGTGATTAGTCCTCGCTCCCTTATTCGCTTTGCTCATTGCGGTCGCTGCGGAAGGGTACAGATAAGAGGCTACTGAAAATCGAGCACAGATAGTATTGTAGTTTATTGTCTCAGACCCGAAGTTTCATGCTCATTGATAGTGAGCATTTAAGTGTTACTTAAGTACTTACTATAAGTGTATTATACAGTAATATTATAATTATTACAAGTATAAAGTATCTTAAGTTGTATATAGTAAGTGATTTATATACGAAGTATGTGTATATATTTAACTATGTATTGTAAGTGTATATATAAGTGATGTAAGTGTAACACTTATATGTATCACTTTCAGTGAGGGTTGTTACCCTATGGTATATGTGTTTGGTTGTAGTTGTCAAGTTATTTGTGTCTCAGACCCAACATCCTTACACTTTTGTAACAACTACACCCCTTCATTATCGATAATTCTACTTACTTTAGCTATCTTAATTGAAACTAGCCATTACTGTACATTCATACAGTATTCATTCTCTTAACCCCGTATACCTGTATACATATACAGTACATTCAGCATAATATGCTTATTTACTGTGTGGTAGCAGCATAATATACTGCATGAGATTTAAATGAGAGTGATTCTCATTTAGAGTGTGTGTAAGTTAGTGTGTACTAACATAAGTAATTGATATATGAGAACTATTCTTATTTAGAGTGAAAATACCTGATCTGTGTAAGAAGCTATATACAGTAGCGCCCCACCCCACCCTGGCC